ATCAAGAATAAAGTTTGTGTTTGCATTTAATTCAAACCATTGTTCTTGAAGGCATATGTGATTTAAAAAGTTTTTAAGATAGTCTCTGAATCCATTAACTGAATAATATTCTTTTTCTAGAGCGGTGAGTTCAAAACCGTCCTTATCATAAAAAAGACAGTTATCATTACTTAGTAATTCTTGAGGTACTCTTTCGGTACAGAATGGAGACTCTATTACAGTTGGGTTGAGCAACTTTAGCATAATAATATTTATGCATTTTTATTCCTAGGTAGCCGGTTTAATTACAACCGGGTTGATAGGTGTAATAACTGTGGTTTGATCGCTAAAAGATTTGTCTAGTTCCTTTAGCTTGTCTTCTCGTGATTTTTTATCATCTTTTTGAATAAGTCGTCGACCCTCATTGTTATTAAGACGTAGCATTACAAAAGCCCTAAAGTTATCCCCATCTTTTACAACAAGAATATTATCCCTTGTAAAGAAATTAAGTTCTTGCTTTACTTTTACTTTACTTACTCTATCAACCTCTCTTGTTACCTCCTTTGAGCCGGTACCAGATTCGAGAGTAGATTCCTGAGTAATACTCTCTACTCTTGTACCTAACCTCTCGGCTAATTGAACTTTGGCATTAAGGGTGGCTTTATCAATGGCAAACTGCATGTCTTTACTAATATCGGTAGCAGTAACTACGATGTCTTTTTGATCGGGGGTCTGTTTAATAAAAAACCAGTCAGGTACGTGGCTAATTTTACTATCAGGTATTTCTACCATTTTATTACCGTCACCAGATCCAATTTTTAGAGTTGAACATCCAGTAGTAATAACTCCAAGTGAGCAGGCTACAATAAATGTCATAATCATTTTCATGTCTATTTCCGTTTAATAAAAATTTGGTTAGTAAAAGTTCTTTTTGAATGAACAGGTATAGAATTAATTATCTCATATAACGTATTTTTAGTCAACGTATTTTTATCAAACTCTATGTGATGTTTTGTAAATAGGAAAAGAATTGTTTCCTCATCTTGCTTTACTCCGTCATGTAAATAGTTAACGTATTTTTTTCCGTTGCCGGGAAATACAAAGTCGGAATTTACTAGGTTGTTATCGGAGTATGCATACGGGAAAAGGAGAGTGGTTCCTTTTTTGTGTATGTTAAAAACATATAGGAACATTTCTTCGTTAGCTTGGACGGTATAATCGAGAGGCTCACCAACAAAATAAATATTTTTACCCGATACATTTACATCCAAATACTTAGACTCTTCAACTAATACCTTTATATCTACTTTGCATACCCCGTTACCTATAGTTTCTTTTTTATCAAGAATTTTTTTAACAGTGCCCGAAGTATAGATATTTTTTTCTACATAGTAATTACAATAGGCATAATTTTTTACATCGTAGCAGTAATTGTTTTTATTTACAATAAAATTTTTATTACTATATTTTTCTAATGCCGAGTTAATTGCCTTGCTTTCAGCTACCGAACAGGCTAGTGAGATATTTTCTTTAAGTGATATCTCATGTATACCGGTTCCCGACATTATACCGGCCACGGCAGTAAAAGGGGTTAGACTAGCTATTGCTAATGTCTTTTTTAATAAGATAAACATAGGTGTACGCATTTTGCTTGGATATATCCAGTTCTTTCTGTAATAAAGAAATAACGAATTTATCTCCCTTATCCTTATGTTCATTGTATAATTCGGTGGCAAGTTTTCTCTTATTACCCTTTTTATCACCACTAGTAGTCATTCCGTTAACATTTGTATAGTCCACAAATGCCCCACTACCTAACATATCTGTAATATTATTGATTCTTTCGTTAGCCTTGGCTATAATTTTATCAATTTTAGGAGATGATGTTAAGTTTTGTTCAATAGATGTCATTGCAAATACATATGCCTTTTTACGGTTGTCGATAGGTTCAATTCCAAACTTTCCAATCAGGGCGTTAGCAGCCTTATGGGGGTCGGGCTGAGAATCAAGATATTCTCTGACTGCTTGTACAACTCTAAGTGTACAGGTATCTTCTTTAATATTTAATTTTTTAAGTATATCACTTGAAATAGTCATAATGTTTCCTCATAGTATGTAACTATATTATTAGTTACATGAAAAAAAATCAACCTTCAAAATTTCTAAAGATGTAAATAACCTCTTCCTTGAACTCAGATAATTTTTTAGGAAATATTTGTAACTCACCATCTTCACAAGCAATAACAACGGTTATATACGGTACTTCTATTTGATACATTTCTTCAATCATAAGTCCATAAGTTGTAAGTTGAAGAAAATAGTTTTTAATCCATTCTTCTTTTTTTATTTTTGTAGACGTTTTATAGTCAACAATGGCATTTTTTCCATTTAAACTGCATACCATATCACTCCTACCGGCAGTTCTTAAGAAATTTGAGTAAAGAGGAATTTCTATTCCGTATACCTTAGATACGTTTTTATCTAAAAAGTTTTGTACCTGTTTAAATAGATCTATTGTGGTTGGATTGTGATCAAGATAAAAATTTTCTTTGTTTAGAACATAATCTTCACAAATTTTATGAAACTTGGTTCCTCTTCTTGCTGCTTTTGTTTTTATAATATCAGCTTGTTCTTTACCAATTCTATTACTCCATTGAAGCAACTTTGTCTTATCCATTACAGAACTTAGCACGGTGGTTACTGAGGGATATTTTTTATTTTCTGGAGTTTCATAATATCTCTTACCGTCAATCATTGTTTCTTTTAAATTTACATAATCAAAGAAGTCATGATCAAATATTTTTGTTCTTTTCAATTACATCCTCATAAGTTATCTTGGCAATAATATAATCTTTTACTAAACTGCTTCTTACAATATCATCGGCGGTAAATTCAATTTTTGTAAACGCTTTCATATGATATGCAATATCAAAAAATTTAAGAATTCCTGATTTATCGTTAGATTTTCTAAGATCGGTTTGTCGATAATCACCGCACCAAATAATTTTAGAGCGATGACCAACTCTAGTCATTACCGTATCTATTTCTTCAAAGTTCATATTTTGCATTTCATCAACTATTATAATAGCATCATCAAATGACATACCTCTAATAAATGATGTAGATATAAAATCAATATTACCTTGCTCGGTCAGCCTTTGATAGGCATCTTTTCTATCAAATAGTGTATGACAAATCTGTCTATAAGGCTGCTCGTATATTTCTAATTTTTCTCCAACGTCACCCGGTAGATGTCCAATATCTCTTGATTGTACAGCTGATCTAACTATAATTATTTTGTTAAATGGGTTAGATTTATCTAACACTTCTTCTAAAGCTTTGTAAAGGGCTATAAAGGTTTTACCAGTTCCAGCCACCCCATGGAGGGCAATAAAATAATCCCCTTGCTTATATGCTTCAAAAAACTTTTTTTGGTTGTCGGTTAAAGGCTGAAATGTTTTTAAATGATCTATTTTAATTCTTAAAGAATTATTCGTTCTTAATGAGGGGTTAATTTTTTGAATAATGCTGTCATTATCTTCAGGGGCTTGTATAACAGATAAGTTAGCTTGTTTTTTAGCCATAAACCCTCTTTTTGTTATTGTAAGGAATTAGTTTTTTTCTTCCATTGCTTTACGGCTCTTTCGGTGCGAGCTTGTTTTATAGATTTAGATAGATGGGAGTCAGCAAGAGTTGATCCAGGGTGGGCTTCAGCTACTTTGGAGAGTACTTCTTTAAACCCTGAGTCTATTTTTGAATTATAATTGAAACCTCCAATTACAGGTGGTACAGAATCAATATCGAAGTGTCTTTCTAAGTGGGGGTTAAGCTGTTTAAACTCATCATATTCGTTCATATCTAAGACAATATCAATTATTTCTTTCGTGATAGTATCTTTAAAGGTATATGTGGCCATTACTCGTAGTTAAGAATTTTTTTAACATCTTTTGTCTTAAGTATATTATCAAGACTTCTTATTTGTTTATTATTTAATGCCATTTTTCTTCTTTTAGCATCATGGTGTCTGTCTTCTGGATCGTACTGCTTTTTAAATTTTTTAAGAGTCTTACTCATTTTAAAATAGATCTGGAAAGGCTTTCTTTACTACTTCTTTAGTAAGTGATTTAAAGGGAAGTT